TCAAGGTACAACATTGAAAAACGGAACGCAGGTCAGAACATGGCACTGTGGTCGGACTTGTGGGAATATCACTGTCCGGGACGAGATTCTGAAAGATATGGTGTGCGATGTTTTAAAGCTGGATGCGTTTTCCGAGGAGCGGATGGATACCGAACTTGAGAAAATTACGGTGGATGGGCAGATGATTACATTCCAATTTCAAGACGGACATACCGAGAGCCTCGAGTATGTTAAGCCCAAGAAAAAAGGTATCAAACACACCGAGGAATTCAAGGCGTATATGCGTGAGCTTATGAAAGCCAAGTGGAAGGAGAGAAAGATGCATGACACAAAGGAAAGTAACAACCATCCCAGCGACAATAAGCCGCTACACAGCGACACCGATTAACAGCACGAAAAAACGCCGCGTGGCCGGATATGCCCGCGTCTCCACCGACCACGAGGATCAGACTACCAGCTACGAAGCACAGGTGGACTACTATACCAACTACATCAAGAGCCGTGACGATTGGGAGTTCGCTGGTCTGTATTCTGATGAAGGCATTAGTGCAACCAATACCAAGCACCGAGATGGTTTCAATCAGATGATTTCAGATGCAATGGCAGGAAAGATTGACCTTATCATTACCAAGTCAGTCAGCCGATTTGCAAGAAATACGGTCGATTCCCTTTCAACCATCCGAAAACTGAAAGAACATAACATCGAATGTTATTTTGAAAAGGAAAATATATGGACATTTGACAGCAAAGGCGAGCTGCTTCTCACGATTATGAGTTCACTGGCACAGGAAGAAAGCCGTTCCATTTCGGAGAATGTCACCTGGGGGCAGCGTAAACGCATGGCGGACGGTAAGGTCAGCTTTGCTTACAGCCGATTCATGGGGCTGGACAAGGATAGGGAAACGGGAAAAATCGTTGTGAATCCCGAACAGGCGGAGGTTGTGAAGCTGATTTTCCGATTATTCCTTGAGGGCATGACGCCACATTCCATTGCTGCCGAACTGACAAGGCGCGGTATCAAAACGCCGGGTGGCAAGGATGTCTGGAACCAGCAAACTGTCCGCAGAATGCTTTCCAATGAGAAATACAAGGGCGATGCCCTTCTACAGAAAGAATTCACAGTGGATTTTCTGCAGAAAAAGATGAAGAAGAACGAGGGCGAAGTACCGCAATATTATGTTGAAGGAAACCACGAGGCAATTATCAGCCCTGCAGTATTTGATATGGTGCAGGCAGAGCTTGCCAAGAGAAAGCACAGTGGTTCTCGTTACAGCGGAGTGACCATCTTTTCCAATAAAATTAAATGCGGAGATTGCGGTGGTTGGTACGGTTCGAAGGTGTGGCATTCCACAGACCAGTACCGAAAAGTCATCTACCGCTGCAACCATAAATACAAGGACAAAAAATGTCAGACCCCTAATGTGACCGAAGAAGACATCAAGGCACTGTTTATCACAGCCTACAATAAGTTGATTTCAGAGAAAAAGGAAATCATCGCAAATGCGGAGGTTATCCGCAAAACTCTCTGCACTACAAATACTATGCTGGCAGAAAAGCAGCGGCTGGAAGATGAGATTCTTGTATTGGTGGAAATGACGCAGAACCTTGTTGCCGAAAATGCTCGTGTAGCACAAGACCAGGAAGAGTATCAGAAACGCTACGATAGCTTGGTTCAGCGGTACGAGGATGCCAAGAAAGAATACGATGAGTTAGTTAACACGATTGAGCAGAAAGAAGCCCATGGCGAGAGGATACGGCAGTTTATCAAAACATTGAAAGAACAGGACAACATTATTACAGAATTTGACGATGCCCTCTGGGGCAGCATGGTAGAGTTCGTGACCATCGGTAAAGAACGCTGCTCAGTTACTTTTAAGGATGGGACGGAAATTACAGTAGAATAAGCAGAATGTAGATGCGGCACTCAGGATTAATTTCTTGGGTGCTTTTTTCTATGAACGTGCCGTAAATAATAAGCTTTGTATATTGAAAACAATCTTTTAATGTGATATAATAAATTGTCCTTGTGGTGAAATTTATTTCAAATATAAACTGGTGAGGTTGGAAATTGTGCTGAAAAATAATATAGAGGTTGATGTAAAAGTAAAATGCATAGAAGCGGAGACCACACAGGCAAAGTTGGCTGAAGAGGTCGGGACCACACCGTCTTATGTAAATCGCTTGATAAAGAAGAAAGATGGAATCGTTAATAATACATTTTTGCAGATGCTGGAGCAACTTGGGTATGATGTTGAACTGACTTATGTGAAAAGAGAAAATTAAAGCGAGGAGAAAGCGATAATGCGAGGAAAAAGTATAAATTTATTTCTGATGGATGGCGAGGCAAGCGGAAGAATAAAATGTACACTGGCGAACTGGACTGGTATTGCATACAAAATTCCCCGGACTGAACTTGACAGATGCAAGGAGCGAGAAGACTTAAAGCAAAGTGGTGTCTATTTCTTATTCGGTACGTCTGATTCCACAGGAAAAGGTGTTGTTTATATTGGACAGGCCGGAGCAAGAAAAAATGGTGAGGGCATTTTGAATCGCTTGCAGGAGCATAAGCGAAACCCAGAAAAGGATTACTGGACGGAAGCAATTGTGTTTACCACATCAAATAATTCATTTGGACCAACTGAAATAAGCTATCTTGAAAATCGTTTTTGTAATCTGGCATTGCAAGCTAATCGCTATGATGTCAAAAATGGAAATGATCCCACTCTGGGCAATATTACAGAGGAAAAAGAATGTGAACTGGAAGAATTCATTGATTACGCAAAGGTAATTATGGGAACTTTAGGTCACAAACTATTTGAACCGATTACCAAGCCAACGGAAGAAAAAAATGATATTACAGATAAACAAGCGGATGAAATCGGTCAACTGTATCTAAAACGCAATATAAAAAATATAGGTACTGTTGAGGCAACAGGTATGCAGACCGCAGAAGGATTTGTGGTTTTGGCAGGAAGTCATATTTCTCCTTCGGACGATGATACAATTCCGGAAGTTATAAAAGAGAAAAGAAAAAAGACTACCTTGGATACTGATGGAAAACTGGCAGAAAATCTGCTGTTTACCAGTCCTTCTTATGCGGCAATGTTTGTAATCGGCAAAAGTGCAAATGGACTGACCAGCTGGAAAGACGAAAAAGGACATACCCTTAAAAGCTTAGAATCTGATGAGTAAAATTGGTTAGATAATATAGAACCGTAATTAAAATAGATGTACTGAGGTGTAAGACAGTGAAAATCCATTACTTTCAGAGATATCATGAAAAAGAAAATGTTGCGACTGCAAATACAATGCTCTTGCTTTCAAGACTGTATTCTTATTCGACCGCACAAAGAGCGTCTGGCGACTTTGCACGCCATCTGCTTGCAAATTTCCCGTCATATTTCACAAAAATGCTCGTGAATACATCAAGTATTCACTCCGCTTTTTGTTTCATCTGACGAAAAATTTGACGACGCATCTGTCGCACAATCTTTGTGCGGTATTGCCATAACTGTTGTCAAAGAGGCAGAGCCGGTAACCAGCCAGCTATGAGCTGCGATTA